GCCGTTCTTTTTTACTTCGACCATTTTTTTTTTATTTGGGTTTAACTTTGAATGTCGTATTAGTCTTTACGGTAGTTTCATCCTCATAGTTATTCATTTCGCTTAACTCAAGGATGTACTTAGTTAACTCTACGTACCTATCGATGTTCTCCATGTAGGAGAGTATCTTTTTAGTTTCTTCTGGAGTTTCTCTCTTCAGTACTACAAAAAAGAGCAAAGCTTCATCATGTGCCTGAGCAACCTGAGTATCACCAGTTGGTGAATAGACCTTTCCATTGATTACGAACTTATCCTGTACCCAGTCAAAGTTCCAATAACCTTCTTTGGTTAGATGTCCATTCTCTTCAAGTGACCTTTTAGTTACATATAATACAATATTTATACCGTCCAGTTCACCTGAAACAGTCTCTTTTAATGAAGGCCAAGTTCTTATGAAGTTGTACTGAATCAATCCGTCCAGAAAGTACGGTTCGTAGTTATTACCAGTATCTTCACCGTAAGACAGAATCTGGTCAAATCTCTTTAACCAGATTAGAGGTTGTTTACCTGCATCCACTTCAACAAAGTCATTTACAATGGCCTTGTATCGGTCCCATACTCCTTTTGTAATCCTTTTCCTCCGTGCCATACCCTATCTCTTTACAGGGAAGCCTGGGTCTGGGCCATCTAATGGTCCTGGCCTCCGGTGGTTGACTACTTTTGGAACTACTACCTTCTTCACTGTTCGGCAAATGGGTAGATAGATGGAAAGTCTTTCAGCAAGCATACACAGATTTTGTTTAAGTATATCAATAACTCCACCTGGTTGCATTGCTTTTATGACATTTGATGAGGTTTTAGATTCAGAGTCAGTATCGTTGAAGAATTCTACCTCAGTTGGACCTGTTTGTATTCGCTTAACCTCACCTGAACCCCGGCTTGACTCTGAAGACTCGGATTCAGATGTAGAGGATGAGTTACTCTCTTTAACTGATTCTGCAGTGGCACCAACCATCAATGAAATCTGCACTACCATATAATCATAGGCTGCCAATTCCATAATTAGCTGGTTTTCTAGAGCTTCGTAATACAACTCATTATTAAATTCCTCTATAGGTACTTCATGATTTACTAGCGGCTGAATATATAGCTGCCATTTTTCAATAAACTGTTGCTTCTCTTTAAGCGTAAGTTTACCGAAGATATCCTCAGGGATATAAGTGTCTATCAGCTCGTAGATACTGCCAGGCAACTGGGTCTTTACCTCTTCACTAACCCCAATAACCTGAGTCTTGGATAATGCAACTCCTCCGACGTTGTTAGTTATGGTCATCTTGACCACGTAGTCACCAGAAGCTTCATAAAGATGGGAAGCAGTTACCACACCAACGTGTGATTCTGTCTTCCCATCACCAAATACCCATGTTACTGTAAAGTCGTGGGGTAGTTCATCAGCGAATCCCCTAAACCTTGCATTGAGTCCAACTACGGTAGATAAAAAATCTACCTCTTTCATAGTTTACTCGTCGTCTTCGTCCTTCAGCTCATCGAGGATAGCATTTACCAAGTCAAGCTTGGTATCACCTTCCTCCGGCTCAATCTCCAAGGAGATAGCCAAAGCCTTCAACTCCTCGGTGTTGAACTGTTCTTTGATTTTCTCAGGAGCTTCCTCAGCTTCCACGAGTTCATCGAACTTCTTCCGAACTGCTTCCAGGTCAACCTCTTTCTTTGGAGCAGGTGAGCTTTCTTTCGAGCTGGGTGCCTTGAATTCCTCGGCCTTTGTCTCGATGAGATATCCGTTTGCCAGGGCTGCTTTGATAACCCGCAGATTAAACTGCTTGTCGGTTAATTCCACAACATCTTTGCGGAGAACCTTAATCTTTGAGGCCTGGTCATAGAAAATACTTGCCTTAGGACTCAGTTTTACATATCGTTTACTTGCCATAGTTAAATTAGTTAAGGGGCGGTATTAAGCCGCCCCAGGTTTGAGTTGTTGAGTGTTACTCGATGATACCGGTCAGGTACTTGTCGACATCCATGTAGTCGGGGAATCCGTTGGTAGAGAATTCCTTCGTCGCATCGATGAGGATAGAAGCATCCTGATACATCTTCGAGAAGCCCGTCGTCAGCGAAGCATAGATAGCCTCGGTCTGATTCGAAACGATACGTTCCGACTCCAGCATCAGCTGTTTTGCAGTCAGCTTTATCATAGCTGCTGCCGGGTCTACGAGCATTACCTCGTCTGCCGGAGTACCGCCATGGATATAGAAGTCTGCCGAGTTAGGAACCGGAGTCTTCAGGTTCAGACGGGCATCGGTAGTACCCGACGAACGCAGTTTGAACTCAGGGAGGTCGAGGAGGTCTAGGGCCTGTTCCTCGCCGCCGATGATGGTACGGAACTGACGACCCAAGCGAGATGCCCGAATCCATACCCGGAGAAGGTCACGATACTGGATGCCCTTTGTGGTATCTCCTACACCGATGACCGGAGCCGATTCCGAACCGTCCAGCTTGTTGCCCTTTACGAGGACATCCATGGCCAGAGCATCCATTGCATAACCCAGCTGAACACCGAAGTCACGAAGGAATATTGCCATTACGTCCATCGATACGTAGCTTCGTACCTCGTCGGTAACCTTGAAACCCTTGCCGATTTTGAAAAGGTTGACCGACTTCTGGCCGAAAGATACGGTACCCAGAGGAATGGTCTCAGCCTCGTTCACCCGTGCAGGATTGGCGTCGGACATGTTGACGAGGGGCATGATGGCGGTAAGCCCGTTGATTGGCTGGTCGGATGCGATGATGTTAGGATAGAAGGGTGCTTCTCGCATTCCAAGGTAGATTGCCTCACGGACAATCTCCGGAACGAGCCAACGAAGTTCGGGATTCGGCATGGAGTATATATTCTCCATCGTGTCGACTTTGGGATTGAACCCGACGGCTTTGAAATAATCCTCCTGGGTAATGCCATATTTCTCCTGGAGCATATCACCCAGATGAATGTCTACCGGGAGACTCTTGTTGCTTCCCTGTCGGAAGCCATCCATGTTCTTTACGATTTCGGGAAGCTCCTTTAAGTACTGGTCCCGAGTGAAAGTTTTTTCTGCCATGTTATAAGTGTGTTTTTCTTGTTATTTTGCAAGGATTCGTACCAGTTCACCTACCTCTGCCGTGTTTATAGCCAGGAAGGGAGTCTCGGCATTAGCCGCCGACGACTTGTAGTTGGGATATATACCGCTGTCATCCAACGTACCGTCGGTCTGTACATAACCAGTAGTAGCTATAGCCTCTTTTGCTATACCGTGAATAACAGTATAGCCCTGTACCATAACTGTTACCTCTACTCCCGCTGCCGAGGGTGGATATGCTGGGTACTGACTGTAACCGATAGCGATACCGATGTAGATTTCTCCCTCTGCTCCGGTATACGGAGAAATGGTACCGTCATTATTCAGTTTTACTGGCTGGCCCTGAACGATGATATCATCTTTCTTTACCGGGAATGCCTGATGAAGCTTGTGCGATTCACTTTTGTAAATCACAGCCTGCGGGGTTCGGGAACCCACTTTGTGTAAGTCTGCCATAATTTAATTTGAAATTTGAGTTACTTTCTCTGTTATTTCTTTTCTCCTCGGAGTTTCCGGTCGGCCAGAGCTTGGGCAACTGCCTGAGTGGATTTGTCTCCGTTCTTCGTCTCATCTTCTCCCTCGAGATTGATAGAAGATGCCCTGCCCACGTCCTGAGAACCGCAATGATTGCAGTGCATCGGGAATTTGTCTTCCAGCTGTGCGTCATAAGTCTTACGAAGAGCACTGAGGGTCTCCATGGTGGTTCCTTCGTTCTCCAGTAGTGCCAGGATGTTCTGGTCTACGTTCTCCTCGCCGGAAACTTTCTTGTAGGCAGCCACCGTTTCCTCACGGAAGGATTTGATATGACCGTCCCAGTTTTTCTTTGCTTCCTTGTAAGACTCTACGTCCTTCTCGAGATTTGCTTTCTCTTCCAGGAGAGTCTGAATCTCAGTGTCTTTGGAAGCCACGGCCTCAGTGAGGCTCTGATTCTGCTGTACCAGGTTTTTAATCTGGGTGAGAGCCAGCTCTGTCGAAACTTCCTGACCTTCAGAAAGGGTCAAAAGATTTTCACCAAAGAGGCTCGCCAGCACTTGCTGCAATTCTTTGTCCATGTTTGTTTTATTTGTTTGGTTATTGTGGTTACCCTTTCCGGCACCCTTTTCATTATTAGATTGGGTGGTATTGTACTTTATATCTTTTTCAGAAAGAACCTTGAAGTCGAACATAGATACCCTCTTTGCTGGGTCATTTGCTTCGGCAGCTTTTTCTTCAGAGAAAGAATAGTACTGACTTCCTGCATAAGCAGGGCTGTTTAACTTACCGCTTTTGATAAGCTGGGCAAACGGGTCTGCCCCATGCCATACCAGAGATGTCTCTTTATAAGATATAATCTTGGTAACAACTCTACGAATCAACTCCCCATTCTCAGTATATGTACCAAGTTTGGAATAGAACTCCCATATATCTTCAAAGGCATGAGAAGGTTCCCATGCAAACTCTACAGTTACAGAATTAGAATGTATTGACGGAGGGTCCATTTGAATACCACGAGCTATACGGGGATTTGAAAGACCATCTATCTTCATGATACCATTGATACCAGCAGGGATAATTATCCCGGTCTTTTCATCCTGATAAGCTTCTTGCCACTCTACAGACTTAACTGCTCCAATAGCATTAGCTACATCGGTCTCATGGTCAAGGTTAACTGATTGACCTACCAATAAGGGCATTGATTCCTTCAGTACTGCTTCTGGAAACTCAGTGGGGTTATACTTCCTTGCCACTATTGCGGCAGAAAGCATTCGGAACATTGGCTCTATAAAGTCACTGTCCTTTGGCTTTAACATTTCTGGAGTTACTTCTGGCATGAACTGGTTGACATTCAAAGTGCCTCCCCACATACCAAACCTTTCCAGTGACTTCTTAGGGTCTTCACTGAAAT